AACAAATGGGTAAAAGTTAGTTGTCAATAGTATAGATTACCAGTAAGTTACAAAATACGCGGAAAATCGAAAAGGTAAATTTTGCCGGATTTTTTCCGAGGTTTACCGGATTTTCTGGGGCTGAGAACCGGATTAAGCCGGATTTGGCCGCAGAAGTTCGGAGGGAGGAATGAAAAGTTGGCTGAAACCGGCCGGAATGCGGCAAATTTCAGCCGTGGACGGCGAGAGGGAGCAAGAGATAAGACATTGAAAAATAGGGCAAATTCGGGGTGTTTTAGAGGCAAGCGGGCAGAAGGTCGGTGAGGGCATCGAGTGACTGCAAAAGGGACGAAATACGAGTGAAATGGCATATAAAGAGCGTGGAAACAGGAGGCTATCTACCTCCTGTTTTTTTGTTGCATTTGTGAAAAAAAACGTAATGGGGTTACAAATGGGGTTACAAATGGGGTTACAAAATCGCGTATTTTATTGCTGGTTTCGGGGGGGGTATTCGGGTAAAATAGCGAGAAATTGCGAGTTATGATGCGTTTCGGGCAGGGGGTAATATGTGTTTTATATTAAATATACATATATAATATAAAGGCAATCAGCGTATTAGTTAAGCAGTTTTATGATAAAAGGTCCTATTACCCTGCATCGGCACATTTTGCAACCTCGACAATGTCGGCAGGGGAGTCTGGCGGAGTCGATCCGTTTTTTAAATCCGCAAGTTGTTGTTCGAGCGCGCCTATCTCCCTGTTCAATGATTGCACCTCCTCTTTATATTCTGCTATCTGTCTGCGAAGTTCGTCTACTATTGGCATCGGATCATCTATATTCTTAGCTGGCATCGATGATTCTAAGTTACGCAACATCTCGCCTTCGCCAGTGATGATCCATCGCACGGATATAGATGGATACTTGGATATTATTTTATTCAACTTGTCGGCGCCAATGCCATCAGAAATCGATGAATAATAGCTCTCCGAGAAGCCACAACTCTTAGAGAACTCTCTGCCGGATATTCCTAATTGCTTAATTATTAGATCAAAGCGTTCCTTTACTCCAATTTCAGATATTTTTTTATTCATTTTTCTTGTCATTGAATAAAATATTATTTATCTTTGCATCGTCTTTCAATAGTGAAAGTCGCCGTAAAGATATTAAGAAAATAGAATAAAAACAATATGCGACAGATAGTGACAGATTCTGGAGTGAAGTCAAAAATCAAGCAGATGCTCGGTTATTCGTATCCGACGATTCGCGCGGCGCTGCGCGGCGAGTCGAAGACTATCAAGGCGATGAAGATCCGCAAGCTCGCGATCGAGCTTGGCGGTGTTGAAAAACCGATACAACCAATTAAAACATCGATACTATGACAACGACAATCCAAGGAGACATTAAGTTCGCGAGATACTGCGCGAATAAATCTGCTAACGTAGCGAAGTGGAGAATCCGCAACGCACGCAGCCGCCGCATGCAAGAGATTGCCAAAGAACTGAACGCCGGCCGCGGATATATAATCGCCACTGAGGCTGAAATCAAGGAGCGCTTCGGCGAGAATTTCACCATCCAAGACGATCTGCTTCATATATGGACAATTTACACGAGTATCACCGATTGTAACGGTCGTGTATCCATCGATTTAATACGCGTAAGATAAGTCGAAATCAGTCAAAACATCGAGATACTATGAACAACGAGAGACACTACTGGTACATGGACAACTGGTACGGCGACATCCGCTACTTCCGCACTCTTCGCGAAGCCAAGGCCACCGGCGCAAGGGGCGCAGCATCGGCCACTGGCATTCAGGGCGCAGCATCGGCCTTCGGCTATCAGGGCGCAGCATCGGCCACCGGCGATGATAGCATAGCACTTGCAGCTGGCTATATGTGCCGTGCGAAAGCCGCACTCGGATGCTTCATTGTGCTGGCTGAAAGAGAGGCTTGGAACGGCAAGACATATCCGCTTGTTGACGTGAAAGCCTTTCGTGTTGACGGCAAAACAGTTAAGCCAGACGTGTGGTATATGTTGCGGGGTGGAGATATATTAGAAGTAACGCAATGATTATTGAAATGAAAAATATGTTGAAACTTAGAATGCTATGGCTGCGGCTGTTCGGCCGCAAGGCTCCGAAAGATTTCCTGCCGAAGTGTACGACAGAGTTCCATAGAGACGGCAACGGCAAACTGTACGCAATCACTCAGATGTTCGATCACGGCTACAACGTCTGTCTGTACGTGAGTACGAACAGCATCTCAGTAACGAAGGGATACTCACGCATATATTACGTGAACCGCGCTACGCTCAAGGACTGGGCCGAGGCCGTATGGAGGGCCGCGCAACTGGCCGACAGCAATAACCGCAAAAATGAGGAGGGAAAGTAATGGACGGGGGTGCGATAGTTATGTGTGCAACTATATTATGTTCTTGGGTTGCCATAATCATACTTGTTTTTGTAATCGTTCTCTCCTCCAATGACAATAGAAGTCATAACCGCAAGTAAACAGCCGGCGGTCGGCTGTATAAACTCCAGACCGCAGCGTTCTCAAAAATAGTTATTGTTTATCTTCAACGCCGGCCACAGAGGCACATCGGTATGCACGTGCTGCATCGCCGGTGGTCGGGAATCGGGATCCCGACGGCGGCCGAGTATGAAACAACAGTTAAACAATATTATCCATATCAACATTACATTGGGCCGGCGGCCGCTGTGAAGTTCCTGCCGGAAGTATTTCGTAAATGCTATATTATATACAAGCCGGCGGCTGCCGTGAGGTCCCCGCCGGCATTGAGACGAAAGGCAAAGCGATGGCCGTGGTTGTCGTCGGGCAGGGTTCGATTCCCTGCCGTCTCACAAAGCCATTAGGGGTTCATAGGTTAAGTTGATTGTTACGGTACGCACCATCGGTACGTTGGTCGAGTGACGGAGGGACTCGTAAAACTCCCTCCGATTTGAAGAGGCAGGTTTGCGCGCGTCGGGTTTTCGATGATTTTACCGGCTAAGCCGAGGTTCGATTCCTCGCTCTTCACAACTAATATGAAAGCGATATGAAGATTCTGAACAGTGTACTGTCAGCTGCCGGCATCGGCCGCAAGAGAGACAAGAAGGCGCCTGAACCGCTCTATGAGCGGGCTAAGCGGTACGCAAGCTATCGCAAACTATACCTCGGGCAATCGATCGCAACACAACAACTGGCCGAGGATGCCGAGATAATCAGTCACAAATAAGCAGCAGGCATAATCGTGAGAATTTGTAGTTGACAGCACAAATGCAGCGATTTGGCGCGAGAAGCGCAACTCCCGTATAGTTCAGTAGGCAGAACACACCCTTGCGGTTATAGCTTCGGTTCGAGTCCGAATGCGGGAGCAATAGGAAATAACAATGGAAGTGTACAACGACATACTTTGTATAAGCGGTGCGGAGCTGATTCGCGACGAGCGCAATCCGGAAGGGATGATGTCTGCAAGCCTTGTTAAGCAGCTCGTACTTCGTGGTCAGCTCGCCCGTATACGTCGAGCGTGCAGAGGGGTTGAGTCGTTGTTCGACTACTCGAGCCTGCCGCTGAAATACCGTCGTATGTGGGAGGAGAAGCATGGGGATCCGAGCCGCCAGCCGACGAAGGCGAGACTGATCGACTTCATACATTACGATGACGAGGCGCGCGAGTTCTACAGCAACCTCGTACTGCCTTCGGGCGAGCTGCTAATATCGGCCGATCCGTCGGCAGCAGCCAAATATACGGCCAATGCGTCAGTGCTGAACGGCATCGGCGACTATATCCGCAAGAAGACTATGGCCCGTCAGCTGGGCGGTGTACGCACCACCAAGAAGATGCTGTGGGCGGCTATATCGGCCGGCATAGACGATGCCCAATTCCGGAAAGAGTGGGCGCACTCGCTGCCGATATTTCCGGCGAAGCTCCGCGCCAAGTATGAGACATACACGGCAAAGGGTTATATGTCGTTAGTGCATTCGGGCTTCGGAAACGACAACAGGGTCAAGGTTAACGACGGGATCAGAAAAATCGTCTATGCGCTGCATACGATGCCCAACCGTCCGTTCGAAGTGGAGACGGCGGAACTGTACCGCTCGTTCGTGGCCGGCAAGATCAAGCTGGTCGACAAGGAGACAGGCGAACTGTTCGACCGAACGTGCTGCCTTGACGCGAACAACAAACCGATCGAACTGTGCGACGCCACGATACGCAACATCATCAATCAGCCGCGTGCTAAGGCTGCGCTGGCCAAACGCCGCACAGATGCTATGTACTACTCAGACAGATATATGCCACACGTGAGAATGAATCGCAATATAATGTCGCTGTCGCGCCTGACAGCCGACGACCGCGACCTGCCGCGCCGCGACAAGTCGGGCAACAGACCGAAGGCATACTACATCTACGACATCGGCTCGACGGCCGTCATAGGAATGGCATACAGCCGCAACAAGGACAACGACCTGTTCATCGAGTGTCTGCGTGATATGTTCAGAAACATCTACCGCAACAGGCTGCCGATGCCGGCAGAGATCGAGGTCGAAACGCACATCGTCCGCAACTTCTACAACGAGATGACCCGCCTGTTCCCGTTCGTACACTGGTGCCGCCCGGGCAACTCGAACGAGAAGTATGCCGAGAAGCTGAACTATGTGAAGAAGTACGAGGTGGAACACCGCAATCATCCGAACGTCGGCCGCTGGTGGGCGCGCTCGGAGGCATACAAGGCCAAGCGGGCGCCGAAGCTTGACGATCAATTTGTCGAACGGCTGTGGAATTTCGACCAGCTCGTCGAAGAAGATCGCCGCGACTGCAACGAATACAACAACGGGCTGCATCCGAATCAGAAGAGGTATCCGGGCAAGACACGACTGCAGGTATTGCTGGAGAATGTCAACCCCAATCTGCGTCAGCCGAATATGGCGGAGATAGCATACTGCATCGGCGAGAGGATCCGAACGTCGATACGCCGCAACGAGTATTTCGTCGCCAACCGTCAGGAGTTCCGCCTGCCGTCGCCCTCCGTGCTCTCGAAGCTCGCGACCAGCAACTACCAGATCACGGCCTGCATCCTGCCGGACGAGGACGGCACAGCCAAGGAGGCGTATATATATCAAGACGGCCGCTACATTTGTACCTGCGGGCTAATGGGCCAGTACAACTCGGCCACTATAGAGCGAACGGATGAAGACAACCGCATATTCACCGAGCAATTATCGTACGTCAATTCATTCAAGACGCAGGTGCGCGGCGATCTCAACGAAGTGCCGCGTGTGTCGATCCTCAAGCAGGAAGAGTGCGACCGCATCGAGGATGTGACGGAGGTCGAGGAGTTCGTGGTTCCGGAGGAGCAGCCGGCAGCGCTGACCGTCGGAAACGATACGGATCTCGAGGCTGCAAAGAATCTTGCCAAACAAAATCTCAAAAAAATACATCATTATGGAAATGTCATTTAAACAACGTGTAATCGCTGCGATGAAGCAGCAGCGTCAATTGTTCGGCGGCAGCGACAAGCAGTACGCCGTATCGCTCGGTATCAATCCGGCCCAGCTCTCCCGCCTTCTGAAAGGCGATATCGAAGGTGTGCTCGCAGCTCAGAAGTGGGAGTATATCGCCCAGACGCTCGGCGTCGGCACGGCAACATGGAAGGCCGCACGCACTCAGGTTCTCGAATACATTCATACTCAGTTGGAGATGTGCCAGCAGAACAGCCTGTGCGCGATATTGGTCGATCGCGCGGGTATAGGCAAGACCTATGCTGCACAATTATACAAGCGCTCGCACTCGAATGTCGTGTATGTCGACTGCTCGCAGTGCAAGACGAGGCGCAAGCTGCTGCGATCGATCGCCCGCCAGTTGGGAATCGACACCGCCAAGACATACGACAACCTGTACGATTCAGTCATCTATGCACTCAGCACGGCTTTCGACCGGCCGATCGTCATATTGGATGAGATGGGCGACCTGAAGCGCGAAGCCATACTGGAGGTGAAGGCTCTTTGGAATGCGACGCAATACCGTTGTGCGTGGTACGCTATCGGTGCTGACGGCTTGAGAAATCGAATCGACACATCGATCAAGAACAACGTCATCGGATTTGTCGAACTGTTCAGCCGCTTCGGCGGTACCTACAACCACGCCGCACCGCTCGACGATGCGAGCGCTATGGACTACCTCGCCAAAGATTGCGCAGCGATCATCAAACTGAACGCGCCCGACCAGATGCGTGATGCAGCGCGTATAATCAAACAGGTAGATGCGTCGCCCCGTGCCGTATATAATATCCTTAGAGTCGCGTGATATGAATAGAAGTGAAGTTTACACGGTTGCCGATATTCAATCGCGCCGATATCGTCGGGCAGGCCTGTCAGCCGAATGGCAGGCGCACCTCGGAGACCCTGAAATGGGTCAGACAATAATCGTATGGGGATTGTCAGGATCGGGCAAATCGTTCTATACCATGAAGCTCAGCAAAGCATTTGCCGAGGCTGGTCATAAGGTGCTTTACTGGCCACTTGAAGAAGGACCGTCGATGTCATATCTGAATAAGCTGCAGGTGTGCGGTATGTCTGACGTCAGCCGCCGCTTCCTCACCGCTCGCAACCGGTTCTCTATAGACGCACTGGATGCCTTCTTGAAGGAGCGAAATGCGCCGGATGTAGTGGCGATCGACAGCCTTCAGTATAGCGGTTTGCGATATGACGATTATCGCGAAATCCGACACAACTGGCCGCGTACGACACTGATATTCGTATCGCACGCCGATGGTGCAGAACCTCGCGGTTCTACGGCTTCGGACATACGATACGACGCCAGTATCAAGGTCAGGGTCGTGGCCAAAGTAGCCAAAGCAGAAAGCCGTTTCGGCGGCCGTGAGCAGTATATAATCGATCCGCAGGCGGTCGAAGAAATGAGTTTATAATATGGAAGATAAATGGAAATACGCGCGATATTTCGCGCTGGCCAAAGAGAAAGGCTTGACAGAGGATAACCGCCGTGATCTCGTGCGCCGATTCACGAATGAGCGAACTGATTCTATGGCCGAGATGTCTCGCAAGGAATACATAATAATGTGCAACTGCATCGAATATAACTGCAGCCCGGTAGGTTATGAAATCCTCGTGCGATCGCGGAGAGCTGAGTGTATTAGACTAATGGATAAGATCGGTGTCCATCAATGGTGGTCAGCGCGCGACAAGTTCTGCATCGATCCGCGAATTGCGGGCAAGAGATTCGCCCTGCTAAACCCGACAGAGCTTGACGAGTTGAAGAAGAAACTGTATGCTATTCTGAACAAACCGCAGAAGGAGCGGGAGACGATGTCGACCGAAGCTGCAGCGGCTCTCTGCTTGAATTATAGAAAGAATGACACGATATCCTAAACAACATTGTAATATGAGAAATCCTTTTAAGAGAAAGACAACGATGCAGCGGATTAGGCAGTTCGCCGACGAAATCTTCCACAGCAAGGTCAAGCGGACAGAGCACGTGTTCTTGTTTTACTGTGAAGACGGAGCAGTGACATGCGTCGGCTCGAATCTGCAAGGCGTAGCCGCCGCGATGGCTGCAGCAGCCGTCACAGACGCGGAGTTCAGAAAATTTATCGAATCTATCAACAAATCAATGGAAGATTATGAAAAGACAGAAAAAGACTCTGATCGCGGGGGTAACTCGTGAGGCAATGGAAGAGGCGTTCGGTCAGTATGCTGCTGCCGACGCAAAGATCGCGGCCATCACGGCCAAGATGGACGAGCAGTTCGTGAAGATTCGCGAGAAGTATGCCGATGAACTTGCGCGGCTCGATGCCGAGCGATGCGCAGCATTCGAAGTGATGAATGTATTTGCGCTGGAGCAGCGCGATGCGTTGTTCTCGAAACGAAAGTCTATGGAAACGATCCACGGTATTATCGGATTCCGGACAGGAACTCCGAAATTGAAACCTCGAAAGGGATTCAAATGGCCTGCAGTTCTTGAACTGCTTCGCCGCTTCGGCAGCGATTATATTCGCACGAGCGAAGAACCTGACAAGGCGCGATTGCTTGCCGATAGAGGCAATGCAGAATGCGCACAGCTGATGTCCGACTGCGGTATAGAAGTCGTACAAGATGAGGTATTCTATGTGGAACCTAAAAAAGAAATATCTGAAAATTAGCTAAGATCATGTACAATCGAGAGAATCACCTGTTGCGGATAATCGAAATCCAGACTATCGTACTTCAGCACGATGGCAGAGGGCTTCCGCGCAAATGGGTATACGAAAACATCATCTATCCACGATACAGGATTTCTCGAACAACATTCTATAAGTATTTGAGCATTAATGCAAAAAAACAATTAAAACAATTATTGAAAAATGAAAACATTTGATTTCGAAGCTGCACGACGCGGCGCAGCAGTATGTATGGCCAACGGTACAAAGGTGAGAATTGTATCATTCAGCAGTGATTCGCCGATATATCCTATTATCGGTGTAATCAAGGATCAGAGGATATTGTTATGGACTTCGCAAGGCAAGCTGGCAAACGGGGAGAGCAATCCGGGCGATTTGCAGATGGAACATGATGATTATCTCGAGCGTCTTGCGCGAGGTGAATATTCACTGCCCGACAACGGTTTCACGTCTGATCCGATGCCGAGCAGCGATGATACGACTGAACGGAGCGCGACACCCACTGTCGCTCCGGACAGCGAACTTATCAAAAAAGCGCTTATGTCCAAATCATCCTGCATAGATCCCACTATATGGCTGCTTGTTCTATGCGGTCTGTTCTCTTTTCCGAATGCGCCGGCGTCGAAGTTGCGGGTAAATATCGAATACGACGGCCAGCAACAGTCGGTTGATTGGGTACAGATGATGGAGGCAGCTGCAAAGTTGCGCGACCGATCAGGAGACGTACCTGCGCAACAATGACTACATTAGCGATCGAGGCGGAGACCGAACGGCAGCGGTCTCCGCCTCGATCACACAATTTAATGTTTAGGAAATGAAGATCCCAAACAACCCAAAAGCAGCTATGGCGATAGCCATAAAGCCAGAGTTTTCGCGAGCTATTTTCGCAGGCTCGAAGCGCTGGGAGTTCCGTCGCCGTCTGCCGTTGTTCCTGCCGACACGGCGCGTACTTGTTTATGAGACGGCGCCGACGTCCGCCGTTGTAGGAGAGTTCACCGCCGCGGCCCCTTTCGGCCTTCGGCGTCAAGGCTGCGCCGCAATCGATCGTATATATTCATTCGAAATACTTGTAACGTGTGATCGCCGGCATCTATTTCACAATCGGCCGTCCATATAGGGCGGCCGATTCGTTGTTTATGGATGCGGTTTTTCGATGGATGTCTTTCCGATTTCGACGGCGATCTGTCGCGTTGTCGTCGATCTTTCGGTCGAGGTGTCAGTGATGCCGACTACATACGTCTCAGTGTTGGCTATAATGTCATCGTGATCGTGATCTGTCGATGAAGCCGTGCGAGTGAATGTTCCGGCATACGGCAGACACAGGTCGCGCATTCGGCAATGAAGCGCATCGAGCAGCTCGAAGTATTCGATAGCAGGCGCCACAGTTCTATCAATAGCGGCTGTACGTCCTCGAGCTTTGACGCCGACGTGCAGGTTCAAAGTCACGTCGCCACGCTGGCAGTGGCGGCCGATCTGCATCCACCTGATGTCGGCAAATTCAACGAAGATGCACGGGAATCTCACTATTTTCTCCTCGTCGAGATGCTGCCACTGGTTGTTCCACAAGTCGACGTACTGAAAGAGTTCGGAATCGAGCAGATACCGCGCGATGTCTCCATAGAGGCGTGCGCGGATAGATTTAAACAGGGTTTCGATCATAATTAAAGCATATTTAACGTTCAAAAATAAAGTCGATAGCACGTGTGGTGATATTTTCAAGTTCACGGTCGAGAATTTCGCTGTCTCCCATAAACTGGCGCTGCGGCAGATTCATCTTGCGGTCGTGCTGCCGAACATAATGTTGTGAGGCCTCTATTTTGCGGCTGCCGCGGCGTTCGCGACCATTTTTAGTCGTATATTTATATCTATCGATCTTATACTTGCGCCGCATGTGACCTCGCACGCTTACCGTTTCATTGAAGCCGTAGTTGTGAGCAGCAGCGTATGGAGTATCGGAAGCGATTATCACACGGCGGAACTGTGCCTGCCGGATACGAATCGACCGACGCAGCCGGCCGCTTTTGATAAGTATGCCGCGCCGTTTATATCCTTCGCCTGTATTTGCGTCGGCGCGGGGCTGCCATTTCACCAGAAAGCGGCCGCGATACCAACCCTGTCGGCTGAACGAGCCGACAAAAAAGTTGCGGGCGGCATTGGACCATGCTTTGGGCAGTTCCTCACGCACACGTGCCAGCCGCGGCCGCAGCGCCCGCCAGTCGTAGGTGTAGCCGTCAACGATTATTTTTTTGTCTGCCATAATTATTTGCTATGTATGTTTTTTTTGTAAAAAAATGTGTACCTTTGTGACAAGGTATCATCCGATGAGAGATTATATAGATAAAAGTTATGACAATATGTGTTGCAATTGCAAGCACTCACATGGCTTGTATTGCGAGGCATTCGATTGGATTCCAGAGGAGTACAAATTCGATGCCCGCAAACATGACCATGTGATCCAAGGCCAAAAGGGGAATTTCGTATTTGAACCGATCGGTGAAGATACGATGCGCGTGTATACTTTGGATTAATGGCCATATTTCTCGTTATACTTTTTAGTGATCATATCACCTACTGTACGTGCAATTTCTCTCGGTGTTGGGCTATTGATATATTCTGACCAGCATTCGGCTATGAACTCACCAATCGGCTTATACCCATACTTTGACAAATTTTCGGTGACATAATCTGCTCCATTCTTCGCTATTTTTGCATAATAACGTTTTACAGCGTCAAGTTCTCGTATCTCGAGTAATGCGTCTATGCGATGCCCGAACTCGTGATCGATTACAGATTTGTACGTGTCGCAGAATAAAGGGTGAAACTTCTTGTTCGAATCGTTTTTTAGAAAGGCCAGAACAGAGTTTCCTTTGAACCTTGAAGACGAATTGACGGCAATTCCATCCAAGCCATATTGGTGATACGCTCCGTGCGAATATGCGTACGTGTTAGGACCTATGCCTACGTATCTTCTGGCATCTCTACGTGCTGCCTTTAATATAGCTTCTGAGAGTGCGTTAGGATTCAATTTACGATATTCATTTGCCAGTATTTCAGTTACAAGATCTACACGCGCACTTGCCGATCCGATGAATCCGACTACATTTCGCAATTCCGGGTATTTGGCAAAGTGAACGCGCGCACTGTCGTATATTTCTTTGATTTGCCACATATCTGCCTTTGTGAAACCCTTGAATGAGCACTTGACGCCAAATTTATCGACAAATAACTTCTCTGCCTCGGCTACTGTTTTAGCTGAGAAGTCGGATATCTCAGGAGGCTCTGACATTATGGCTTGCTTTTCCGCGAACACTGTGAGAGACGACGGCACTCCATTGAAATATGGGTGTCCATTTGGAAATAGCAGGCCTGTTTTGGCTAAATTTGTACGGAAAATCGGCGGTATGTCCTTCGGGAGACGTATCTGACTGTCAGGCGTTGCAGCTCCAGACACGACTGTCACAGTGCAGCGGCAGCGCCAGCCGTTGGGTGGGTATATGTCGTTCCATATCGGATCGTTCATCGGCCGCTGCAGTCCATTGAGCGCCCTGTGCGACTCGCGAACACGCTCGTCGCCGGCCGTCACGTAACGCAGCATAGGGTTGCCGCCCTGCCGCTCGAGCGAAGCCCACTCCGATGCCATTTCGGCCGCACCGACCGCTGTATCGTATTCGGCCCGAAGATAATCGACGTTGTACTTGCGGTCTATTTTCAGAGCTTCGACCTGAAGGTCCGAGAACGGCCGTACGCGCCCTTCGTCGTCGAGCAGTGCATCGGTCAGGGCGCGCATTTGCGAATAGTTCTTTGCCACCGAGAACTGGTATACGTTGCGATGCAGGTGCCGCAGCATATCGGCATCCGGCGTCCCGAACTCCGACGTGATATTTCCATAACCCTCACTCAGCGCCTGACGCAACTGGTCGATAGTGAACTCGAACGATTGCCCGTCTATCTCCGGTTCTTCACCTTCGAAGAGACGGCGCAGTGTCTCGGTACTTATGTGACTGCCGTTGACTAAATCCCGTAAAGCTCGTCCAAAGTCTTCAGGCGCGAGCTTTTTTTTTTGAACTCGGCCACTGCCCCACCGAAGCCGAGCGATGACTTCATGCCGGTGATATCCACGTTGTACTTGGCCTTGAAGTACTCCGGATTAATGTCGTAGTACTGGAGCAGCAGCTGCTCGATCTCCAACTGCTGTTCGGGTGTATAACTTACAGCCTCATCCCATTCGAATCGATCAGCGTCCGTAAACGGCAGACCCATCATCTGAAGACGAGGCAGCAGCTGCCAGTTCACTACATCTGCTATGTATTCGAGTCTCGAATCGATGACACGATCGAAGATGTTCAGATGCACCTCAGCTTGCGACAACGATGATCCGTCTTCGAGTGTCATTGTTTGATTGAGCACCGCTTTCGATATGTTCGATTGCGCGCGAATAATGCGCTGATCGAATACGTTGAACGCGTCGCCTTTTTGGGTCTCCAAAAAATTGATTTCGGTTCCTTCAGGAAACAGTGCATAGGCAGCCGCACCCATCTGACGCAGCGCCGACATGATGCTTGCCTTGTCGGCAGGATCATCGCTCGGCGACGATGCCCAACGGATCGGAATGCCGAACAACTCTCCGAATGTATCCCAGAAGCCGGCCATATTCTTGATCGAAATAGTCTCAGGTGCTACTTTCAGGAGGAAGCCGAATGTATCTCCGACACTCATCTCCACCAGATATCTACTCAACGCTGGATCGTCACGATAGTTCACACCTTGGCTGAAGTCGTCCATCGGACTCCGCAGGATCAAGCCGCGTTCAGGTACGACGTGCTCTCGCGGGATGAGTTGAACTCTGCTGATAGTCTTCACTCCACGCGCCTCGATGACCACGCCAATTTCCACAAGGGAATGCCCCCATGCGAATGTGTCGAGTGCAAGATGCAGGAAGTCGCGGAACCACGGAGCTGCAAATATCTCGGTTTTCTTCTCGTCCTCTTTCTTGGTTTTAGAATCGCGGATAAGGAATGCGCGCGATTTGACAGCCGTTTCGATCTGACCCATACAGCCTTCCAAATGAGTGTTCAGTACAGCATCGGCGTAGACGTTGTAGAGTTCTATGCGGCGCGGATTGTCGACGTCGCTGGCAAGTTCATGCGCTCTTCGCCAACGTCCTATGTCCTGCCGGCGAAATGCGCGTGTCTGTTCGTCTAATTCTACAAGAGCGCGGTGGATCTTGCGCGGATCGCGCCTGATGGCTGCAGTAACCGGATCGGTTGCGATATCGTTTTTTTTACGCTTGCGAAATAATGACATCTCAGTAGTTGTTATTCAGTTTCTCCATTGAGCCGAATCGTATTCCGGCATAATATTCAGGGTTAAGTTCCGGATCGGTCCCGCCTGTGTCCGGATCTGTGAGTGTTGCAATTCCGGCTCCGACCTTTCCGGCGGCCACCTGCTCCAGCCACTTGATGGCGGCATCGTATCGAATCTTTCGTATATCCTCGTCGGTCAGCCGGCCGGGCAGCGACGAGAAGAGTATATACAGTGCGATGTCGCATACGATCATTACCAGATGGGCGTTGCGATCGTCACCCGTGCGCTTGAACTCCGAACCGATACGGTAGCGTTGGTAAAGATACCCGCGCACAGTCGAGCAGGCTGTACGCGTAATCGCCTCCATCGACGTGAAGCCCTCCTCGAGGGCGGCATCGAAGTCGTCTTTGGCAATGAGATTCAAGAAGTCATCTTCAGTAACGTACATATCTTATGTCAATATTAGAGAGGCGTTTTATATAATGCAGCATTTTTCAGATCGGCGAGCGACACGCCCGGCCTGATGAACCCAGTGCGTTTCCAACGCTTAATATCGGCGGTCGATACGACCATTAGTTCGCCTGCCAAATTGAAGACATAATACCGCCTGCCGTCTCGCTTGTGCAATGACAGCGCTTTGTCTACTGCGCGGCCGAGACGCAGTTTGTCGCGGCGCTGGCGAAAGTAGTTTAATAATCGTTTAAATAACATTTTCATATACTAATAATTCAAGTTCTCGCGTATATTCGATGCCTGTGCTATTTGCGGTCGAAATGCGTACGCTCTGTCGAACGCTGCCAGATCTGCGATTGCCCGTTCATCAGCATCCGGCGAATCGTCGTGCGTGCGATATCCGGGTTCAATGCCGAGCAGTTGACGGATAGCCTCGATAAAGTCGACGTTGTGCCGCTCCTTCTCGTTGTAGCGAATCTTGTCATTTTCATAATAGGGAAATACCGACAGCAGCCGGTCGATCTTCTTGGTCTTCGGCGACGGCACGACGACGATATTGAGCTGCCGTCCCCACCGCGCATTGCTCTCGGCAATCGCCCGCCGCATCGGTTCGTTCCAGAACTGGGACTCGACACGCCAGTGCACGATGGTGCCGGCCGGCAGCGTCTGCTCGAATGAGTGCATCCAGTCGAGGGTAGCATTCATCGTCCTCTGGCGGACGTATGCCGCGATAAGATACATTCTATGATCATACAAGCCCCACACCTTGACGGCGTTGTAGTCGTTGTTTCCGGAATATGCGGGGTCCCACCGCCCGACGATATGCCGCATCGAACGCAGCGGCGGCAGCTTCGCCCAGCACCGGTCGATCATATCCTGCGTGAAGACCTTGCCCTGCATCCATGGGCGGTTATTGTATTCGGCGTCGAAGGCTATGCTGCCTATCTCCTCTTCGATTTGGCGGAAATATTCTTCGGGGTACTTCTCCGGCCAGCGCGGCTTGCGCTCCGGCCCGATGGTTGCATCGACTCGGTGCACCAGCCACTTGGGATTGGCTTTTTCGAGCTCGCCCTGAATCGTTCGCGGCGCGAAGTTATTATTGGGATGAAGATAGCGGCGCACCTCGCCGTCCATTGCCGGGATAAGCGCGTGCAATATCCATTGCACTATCTCGTCCTGCCGCTTCGGGTTGCGCACAGTATCCTTGTCCTCGAGATCGTCGCATATACACAGGTTGGGGCGGCGACCGATTCGCCTAAGACCTCGAACATCTTGGCCCATACCGAGCGCTACAGCTACGAAGCGCTCGCGGCAGACGATATAGTCGTCGCGCCATACGCCGCCTACTTGGTCGCCGAAGTCCGCACGCAGCCGCTCGTTCGACTCGAACGCCGCCTTCAGATCGCCCAGCAGCTTCACCGCTTTGTCGAGCGTATTGCCGACCAGAACGACGTAGACGTCTTCTCCGCGAATCCACAGCCACAGGGGGATGGTCAAATCGCACACGACGGACTTCGCCATGGCACGCCCCCAGCGCACGAGCGCCTTTATTGTCTTGTTCCGCTGCACGCGGCGAGCCAGATCGACGTGAAAGTCCGGAGTCTCGGCCGTGGCATACTCCGGAAAGTACACCGCCACGAAGTATTTGTAGTCGGCGCACGCACGCGCAATGCGCGCAGTGCGTTCGGCTGCCGCCGCCTCGCTCTGCTCGCTCGTCGAGCGGACAATCCGGCACCAGCCTGTCCAGCGTTCGAGCTCTTTCGATATGCTCCTACCGCTGCCCATTCTTCTGCACGAGCATTTCGTTTACGAACTTGTCCTGCACGGCATTCACGGCTTTTTGCAGCTTTACGAAAAACGATTCGCTGCTGCCGAATATCGCGCTTTGCACCTCCGCGGCCACCTCCGGCCTGCCTTGCAGCCACGCGCCCAAAGCCATGAAGCAATCTATGTAGTCGGCTATTCCGATGCTCTTGTCAATCGATCGAATCACCTTGGCCAGACGTGCGAGCTCGACCGTATCGATCGACGAATCCGACTCGCTCAGCATGTCGTCGATACGCGCGAGTATCTTCGCGACCATTTCATTTCGCGAAATCTTCGCGCTCGCCCGCTTCTTTTTCCAGCCGAATTTCTGAGCCCACTCCGAAATCGTAGACTCGGATTTCCCGATTCTGCCGGCTATCTCTTTTTGCGATATACCGCGCATATATAGCAGCTCGGCAAACTCGATATCGCTCATTTTTCCTGATTCCATTGCTTTTCTTTTCGTCAAAGGTAGAATCAGCGACCGAAAAAAACTAAAAAATGTTCAACAGTTGAACTAATTAGTACAAGCGTTGTACACTTTTTTGGAAAACAACGGTCCAGAAAATTATTTTGCGGTTAAAATTATGAACAATGATTGAGCGACGCGATAATCATATATATGCCTATGGTACGATAGGAGAGTCGTACGACGGCGAATGGTTTGCCTCGGCGCTGCGCGAAGCAGCACGATATGGTGATCCTGTGATACATTTGAGTACGAACGGGGGCAGCACCATAGAAGGCGCTGTGATGATTTCAGCAATGCGCGATGTCGGCCGGACAACCGTTGTTCGTGTAGAGGGAATGGCTGCATCAATGGGTGCAATCGTCATGCTGTCCGCCTCGAGAGTCGAGATTGCGCAGAATGCTCTTGTGATGGTTCACGCTCCATCGATCTGGGGAGGTGGTACACAACGTGAGCTTGCAGAGCAGTCTGAATTGCTTGGTAAGGTCTCCGAGACGCTGAAGTCTGAGCTGCGGAGTCGTGGAATTGCCGATGACAACATAGAAGAGTGGTTCGACGGCACTGACCACTGGTTCACCGCTGAAGAAGCTGTAGCGGCAGGCCTTGCAGATATGGTGATCAAACCAGTGGTTAAAGCAAAATTGACCAAACCACAAAGCGGCGGTTCAGCAGTGGAAATGGCTGCTACCGTCACTTGTCAGCTGACTAACGAGATACCAATTAACGAAAATAACAATATGTTGAAATCTGTAGCAAAAAAGCTCGGCCTTGCGGAAGATGCGACCGAGCAGCAGGTCATCGATGCGATCGAGGGCTTGCAAGTTCTGGCTCAGGAACGAGACGCAGTCGTACAGGCTCGCATCGATGCGATGCTTGACGATGCAGTTCGCTCTGGTCAGATCACCGCACAAACGCGCAAGACTTATGCGAGCATTGGCAAAACTATGGGCGCCGAGGTTCTCAGGGAGACTCTCGATTCGCTGCCCAAGCGTACGAGCGCGATGTCGTTCATCCGCCGCAGCAATGCCACTTCGACGGATCCTAACAAGAAGTTCGACGACTACACGGCAGCCGAACTGTTAGACATGCGCGCCAACAACCGCGAGCTGTACGATCAGCTTTTGGAGGAGAAATACAAGTAAAACCGAGAAAAGAAAACAAGATGAGATTTATCAAATTGATCATTACATTGGCCGTTGTCGCACTGGTCGGCACGGCTGCGTTTGGCGCTGCTGGCGGTGCTGCTGTAGTTCTGCTGTCGATCATTCCAAAGGGAGTGCCGGCCGGTACGATACATGCCGAACTGATTCCTGAAGTCTGGACCAAGGAGTTCATCAAGCGTTTCAACCACGCCGATACCGGCACATTCCTCGAAGGCATATCTGACTATTCTGCACGAGTTCGCGAAGGTAATATCATCCACCTGATCGATTTCGGATGCGATCCGGATGTACTTGTCAACAACACGGTATATCCTATTGCTGTTCAGGAAATGGACAATGCGGATATCGTCCTTCAGCTCGACAAGTTGCAGACGAAGGCTACACCTGTAAGCGATGACCTGTTGTATGATGTGAAGGCTGAATTTTTGCCGAGTGTTATGGAAGCTCATAGAATCAACCTTGAAGAGTACCGTCTTGATCGCGCCATATACAATTTTGCGCCATCAAAAAACAGAGATGCTACACCGGTATTTGCTACGACAGGCAAGGTTCACGATAATGAAGAAGCACAGGCCGACGGGAATCGATTGCGTTTCACTCGAGCGGATGTCATAAAACTTAAGAAGGCATTCGACGAGGCAAGCGTTCCGACGGCCGGCCGGCGTCTGATACTGTGCCCCGATCATGTTGCAGACCTGCTGCTGACCGATCAGGCGTTCGCAGATCAGTACTACAATTACACTACAGGAGCTATCAGCAAGATGTACGGCTTCGAGATCTACGAATTTGTTTCGAATCCTTATTATACGTCGGCAGGAAATAAGAAGGCATACGGAGCAGCCGTATCTGCTGGTGAGCATCAGGCATCTATTGCCTTCCACGTATCGCGCGTATCGAAGGCAACCGGTGAACGCAAGCAGTATCTATCGCGCGCTGAGACAGATCCGCTCTACCAGCGCAATCTCTACAATGTCCGTGAGTACTTCTTAGCACTTCCCAAAAAGCAGGAAGCTATCGCGGCGGTATATTCGGGGACTGCGAACGCATAGTCTATGAAGGAGGCGCTCATAGCGGCATTCGGTGCCGGAATGATGAAGCTGGTCGACTGGCTTTTCAATCGTCGCAAGAACGCGGCTTCGGCGATGGAAGCGGAGGTGCAAAACCTCCGCACTATCATCGAAGAATGGCGGAAAACTGCGATCGAATGGAAACAGGCGGCTGATGAATATCAGGCTGCTGCGATTAAGTGGCAGAAACTTGCCGAGGAATATCAGCTCGAGCTTGAGAAGGCGAATGCCAACATCAAGGTACTGAACGGCAATATCGCAACGCTGCGCACGGCGTTTTCGAAAAAAAGGTCGACAATTAAAATTCGCAAATAATATGTTATCAGAAGTCACCATACTCAGGCAGAACGGCCTCGGCAAGAGCGCTGCGCGCGACGACGGAACGGCCGGAATCGTAGCCGATGCCGTAGCCATCGACGGTCGCGTGGCCATCGGCACGCCGATCGCGATAACGTCGCTCGCGGAGCTCGAATCGAAGGGCGTCACCAAGGCGTACGATCTGACGAACAAGGTGCTGCTATGGCATCACGTCCGCGACTTCTATCTTGGCGCGGATAAGGGTACAAAACTCTACATTATGCCAGTGGCCAAGCAGACGAAGATGGCCGACGTGCTCGACACTTCGCAGGGGGAGGCCGCCAAGCTGCTCACATACGCAAAGGGCGCGATCCGCCTGCTGGCAATCGCATCTATGAGCGAAACCTTCGCGGCTCTCACTACGAACGTCACTGCAGCGCAATCACTCTTCACTTGGGCGGCTGCGCGTAACAAGGCAACGCAGATTCTGCTCGAAGGGCGGGCATTTCCCTCAGATTATACTACGGCACCCTCGCTTCGCGAAATGACCGCCAACCGCGTGTCCGTGGTGATTTCTCAAGATCCCACGGTAGCGGCCGAAGATGCAGCCTACAATGATTATGCACAAGTCGGACTGCTTCTCGGTACTCTGGCGGGAATACCGGTATCAAGAGACGCCGGCAGAGTAAGAAGCGGCAGTATCGCCGTCTCTGCATCCGGCATTTCAAACGGCAAGCAAGACGGCGATGTCGGCTACTACGACGATGACCAGCTTTCGGCGATAGACGATCTCGGCTATCTGTTTCTGCGCACATACGACGGCATGGCCGGCCATTTCTGGAACGCCGACTATACGGCTGTAGCCGGCACAGACGACTGCGATACTATACGTATGGGCCGTACGCTCGACAAGGCAGCGGATCTGGCAAGGTTGAAGGCTCTCGAGTCGCTGCGCGACGATGTCGAGATCGACACGTCGACCGGCTATATCTCCGTCGATGTGCTGCACAATATTCAGGCAGACATCGAGACCGCAGTGCTTACGCAGATGACCGACGAGATCTCCGGCGTACAGTGTACAATCGATCCGGAGCAGAGCCTGTGGGACTCCTCGAATCCTCTTGTGGTCGACCTCGAGATTGTCGCCCGCGGCGTTATAGCAAGAATCCAGATACCAGTGTATTACGTAACACAGTTGAGCGATGATTAACGGAACAGAATATGCGTTCGAGGACGTGAAGATTTCACTCCTCGGCCGCTCGCTGAGGGGCTTCGTGAGCTTCTCGTACGGCGCGAATAAAACATACACGAATATCCACGGGCGTGGCAATGTTCCCATCAAGCGCGGCCGCGGCAAGAAAGACGCCGAACCTGCGCGGCTCACGATCCTCCAGTCGGAGTTCGAGGCGTTGCAGGCCTCGATCCCCGCCGGCCTCGACGTCACGAATCTCGCCCCTTTCAACATCGTCGTCGCCTATGCGCCTACTGGAGGGCAGATCGTCACGGATATCGTCCCATATTGTCAGATTCAGCGCTTCACCAAAGGTATGAGCACCGACGACGGCAATATGACGATCGATCTGGAGATGATCACCGACATTCCGCTGTTGAATCAATAATTAAATCATATTTAAAATGGATTTCAAGAAGATAGCATACGAGCAGAATACGCTCACGGAGCTGACCGACGAGCAGATCGCGGCAGCCAAGCGCACGTACGGCGATGTATATCTCATCATCGTGGGCGGCCGCAAGATGTATTTGCACAAGCCTGACCGCCGCATTATCGATCTGGCGCAGACGTCGGCCGTCAAACGGCCGTCGCTGTTCGAGGAGACGATTATGACCAATTGCTGGCTGGCAGGAGACAAGGAGATCATCGACTCGACGGAGCTGTTCTATGGAGCAGCTTCGCAACTCAATCAGCTGATGACAGCCGTCGATGCTGAGATAAAAAAGCTATAGCCTCGCGGGGAGATGTCTCCCACAATCCCGTGAGGCAGATCAACGCTATGCTGCGCTACTACTTTCACCTCGATCCGGACAAGCTCTCGGACGAGGAGTGGCAGGCGCGATGGGAGGAGCTTCAATGGATTCGTGAACAGGAAAAGCGAACATCGATAATATGACAGTCAAGGAGGTCATATACGCATTGGTCGGTCAAGACAGGCTCACGCCGGTTCTTGACCGAATAGGCGTGCATGGAAGTCAGGCTGATAAGATAATGAAGAGTCTGCGACAGCAGACGACGTCGATGTCTGCGAATGCCCGTGAGGCGGCGCGCGAGATACCGGGTGTATCGCGGGCGTTGTCTATGATGCGGAATCCGCTGTTGATAGCCAGTGCCGGTGTTGCGACCGTAGGCGCAGGGCTGGCCGCCGCGTCGCGGCAGGCTATGTTGTTCGGCCACGAGTTCCGCAATATCGCGAATCTGAATCTGCAGCGCCCGATTTCGGAACTGCGCACGCTCAAGGCGCTCATATCCGAGGTAGCCTATTCGAGTGGTGCCGACCTGAATGCTACGTCTGCGGCATTCTACGACGTACAATCAATTACCGGACTGTACGGCGCACAGGCGGCACCGATGGTGCGCAAGGGCATCGAGTTCGCGCGATTGCTCGGTGCCGACCCCAACGAGTGGGTGGCCGGTCTGGCCAAGGCGCAAGCCAACTACGGCTTCAGGGTCTCCGATGTCGACAAATATCAGTCGGCGGCTTACGCGTCGCTCGTGGCCGGCGCGATGACATTCGACCAGCTGGCCAAGTCGTCGCCGGTATTCGCCGGCTCAGCCGCCGCTTCGGGGCAATCATATACCGATGCACTGAAGATGTTCACCCTGTTCACGATGCGCACGAAGTCCACGGACGAGGCAGCTACGATGACCAACTCGCTGTTCCGCGATCTGACGCGCGAGGGCACGGTCAAAGGTTTTTTGAACGCGGGTATCAATCCGTACGATAAAAATGGCAGTTTCCGGTCGATCATCGACCTGATGACCGAACTGGCGGATCGGTTCGCCAGCCAGCAGACGCAGCAGCAGGTCAATGCTCTGAAGAACGCGTTTACTGGCTCTGAGGGCCTCACTGCTCTGCTGAATGCCGCAGCCGGCGGTGCTGAGCAGCTGGCGCAGCAGCTCCACAACTTCGAATCGGCCGAACTGAGCCTTGCCCGCGCACGCGAGCTGGCGGCCGAAGACCCCACGCTCCAGATGGAGGCCCTGTGGAATAGGCTGAAGAATCAGGCGGCGCAGCTCGGTACGATGTTCCTGCCGGCGATCAATCGCGGTGTCGAGCGGCTGCTGACGCTCTCCGAGTTCTTCGGAAATATATTCGGCGACGAGACGACTGTGAAGATGATCGGCGCAAGGCAGGAGCGCGCAGCGTTCGAGCAGGCATACGGCTATGATTTCGCCGCACTCGACGAGCAACGCAAGGAGGAGCTGCGCCGGAATATCGAGGAGAATCGCCGCGTCTACCAGCAGCGTATCGACAAGGCCAATAGGAGGATCGGCGCTAACGGCGAGAAGGGCAAGTGGCGGCCGAACTACAGTGGTCATTTCAGTGATCTGTTCGGCGGACAAGGGCGGCTGGCTACGCTTGACCAGATATGGAACGAAGCCGGATTTGGCGAAGATGCCTCTGCGGCTGCGCAGTCTTCAGGTGCCGCGGGTTCCGCGGCCAGTTCTGCCGATACCGCTGCTGCATCGGCTATCTCGGCCGCCATCGGCGGCGGCCGGCAGCAAAAAGTGATAAATGTGTCGATCGGCTCGCTGGTCGGTTCCCAATCGTTCAACTCGACCGTCAGGGAGTCGCGCGACGATATTCGCGCGATCGTCGAGGAGGCGCTTATTCGTGCGATATACGGAGCCGAGCAGATGGCGGCTGCACAATAATGCAATGAAGATATGAAGCTACCTACCGCCATACACGATGCGATATTCGAGATCGAGCCGGTGTCCTCGACGCTGGCGCTGTACTCGTACCTGCGCAATCACGTGCGCAGCGGCCGTTTCGACGTCTCGACCGAGACGGAGGTCGAACGCGAGCGTATCGAGCAGCCGCGCGTATGGGACGGCTCGCTGACGGGTACGGCTGCGCGGCCGTCCGATCTGGGCTATGCGGCCGCGGCAGCGCAGAATATGTTCATCGACACGCTGACGCTCGACGGCTGGACATTTCCCGTTGATCCGATCGTCTCGGTCTCGGCATCGAAGACGGTTGTGCAGACGCAGATGACCGGCGGTGTCGGGCCTGTTGTCGAGGAGGTAGCGCTCGAGGGGTACACGGTCGTAATACGCGGCGTTCTGATCAACGAGGACAACGATGACTACCCGTTCGATCAAGTGGCGCAGCTCAATAACCTGTTCACCAAGATGGGCGGGCTGAAAGTTCAGAACAACATACTGAACCGCTGCTACGGCATAGATCGTCTCGTTATCAAGAGCCACACGGAACAGGGCGAAGCCGGCATGCAGTCGATGCAAGCCTATTCGATCACGGCCGTCTCGGATAGGGATGTGCAGCTTGAACTGCGGGAGGGCTGGTCATGAGTTACGTGGTCGATATGCAGGCCGACATCGGCAAATATACTTTCCGCTCGCTCTCGGAGGTACGCATACATCGTTCGCGCAAGGAGCTGACCGCAACGGCCGAGATCACTCTGCCGTCGGAATACCAAATGCGATACCTGTGTAATGAGATTGTCGGCGGCGACAGCGTCGCCATACGTCTCGGCTACAATGGCCGGCTGCGGGAGGAGTTCACAGGCTACGTTGCCGACGTCTCGCAGCGGCGGCCGGTCGTGATCCAGTGCGAGGACGAGATGTACACCCTGAAGCGCAGCCATCCGGCCGCGCGCTCGTGGCAGACCGTGAAGCTGTCCGAGGTCGTCGAGTATCTCGTACCGGAAGCGTCGCTCGAGGGAGTGCCGGATGTCACGCTGTCGAACTTCGTCGTAAAGCCCGGCGGCAGCGTCTTCGAGGCGCTGGAGGATTTGGTAAAAAAATACGGTTTGCAGGCCTTTTACCAAGGCAAAAAGCTGCACGTTACGATTCCGTACTATGATATGGATACTGATACTGTACGTTACGATCTCGAGCGGAATGTTATCCGCCCCGATCTGACCTTTCGCCGCGAGGGCGACGTGCGAATCGAGGTGCGTGCCGTGTCGATTCTGCCGGGCAACAAGAAGCTGCAGGTGGACGTAGGCGACAGCGATGCGGCGAGCATCACCACGCTGCATTTTTATAATGTCACCACCGAGGCGGAGCTGCGCCGGCTGGCCGAAGATCGTCTCAAGACGATGAAGTACGCCGGCTTTGCCGGATCGATAACGACATTCGGCATACCGTACGCCGAGCCGGGGATGGCCGCGGAGATTCGCGACCGCCGTTTCTCCGGCAACCGCTTCGGCCGCTATATGATCGACGCAGTGACGACGACATGCGGACGCGGCGGGTTCCGTCGCGAGGTGCAAATAGGGAGGGCGCTCGATGTCGAGGAGTGACAGCATACGGGCAGGTATCGTGACGCTGGCGCAGCGCGCTGCGCCGCGGCAGATGCGGCTGGGTACGGTGTCGGCCGTCGACGAAAGCGGCCGCACCTGTACGGTCACGGTGGACGAGGGATACACGCTCTATGGCGTGCGGCTCTCGTCCGTGGACGATGCCGATGTAGTTCTCGTGCCGGCCGTAGGCGCATGGTGCTATGTCGCCAGCGTCGACAACAGCGAGGATCTGACATTCGTACTCTCGCCCTCGGCTGTGGAAAAGGTAATCGCCAAGGTCGGAGGCCTTACCGTTGAACTCTCGAACGGCGCGCTATCGATAAACGGCGGCAACTTCGGCGGCCTAATAAAAATCGAGGCCCTCGTGTCCGAGATCGACGCATTGAAACAGGATTTGAACGCGTTGAAAACAGCGTTTAACTCGTGGATTGTGACGCCGCAGGATGGCGGTGCGAAGCTGAAAACCGCGGCGGCGGGCTGGGCATCGAGCACGCTGCCGGCGACTGACCGCAGCAGCCTCGAGGACGAAAAGATAAAGCATTGATGAAGAGTTACGGAATCATACTATCGCCGGATTTGGAGGCGGCAATCGTGCGGGATGCCGACGGGCGTATCGCGCAAGGTCTCGCTGCGGGCGACATTACCTCGCAGTGTCAAGCGCTGCTCGTCGTGCCGGTGGCCGGCGAGTGGAAAGCGTCGCCCACGACAGGAGCGGGTGCGCAGCGGTTCCTGCGCGACAGCGATACCGACGCGCTGATTGCGGCCGTATGCTCGCAGCTGCGCGGCGACGGCCAGACTGTCGTCGAGGTCAAATATACGAATAACCTTGAAATAGACGCAGGCTATGAGAGTTGAAGTGAAAGCGCGGCAGACGTTCTTCGATCTGGCCATACAATATGCCGGCGACGTAGCCGCGGCGTATGATATCGCCCTTGCGGCCGGATGCTCGATTACCGATATTCCGCCCTCGGAGGTGGAGGTTCCGGAGGTGCGCAATACCTCCGTTACGGCATATTTCGAGGAGGAGGGAATAGTGCCGGCGACGCAGATGCCGGACGAAGATATATACGGACAACTTGTGTAATATGAGAACACTTAGCGAAATAACCGAATCCATAAAGTCCCAGTTCGTAGCCAACAGCGAACTGGCCGAGCTGTACCGGCTCGACAGGTCCAAGACCTTCGACGAGCAATTCAGCAAAGTCTCGTTCGAGGCACTCATTATCTACATTGTCGCCGCAGCCTCGTACGTGCTCGAGCGCACGTTCGCGACCACGGTCGAAGAGGTGGATACGGCCATAGATAGCCGCTATGTGGCCAGTATACCGTGGTTTCAGCAGAAAGCACTCGAATACCAAGACGGCTACGACTTGGTATTCGACAATGTCACGCGGTCATTCGGATATGCTGCAAGTGATCCGAAAGCCCGAATAATAGCATTTGCAGCAGTGAGGACGACACGAGATGCGAACGAGGTGCAATGGGTGCAGATTCTCGTTTCTAAGGAAGGCAAAGCACCGCTGACTGAGGAAGAGATGTTGCGATTTTCGCGATATATGCAGCGCATATCGCCGGCTGGAACACGAGCAGATATAGTGAGCAAGCAGAGCGACTTACTGCAGATATCTGCGCAGGTAAATTACAACCCGCTGCTGCTCACATCTGAAGGCCTGCGCATCACCGATGGATCTTCACCGGTGAACGAGGCGATACAGACATACATCGACAACATCAAATATGGCGGAACATTCAACAAAACGAAGCTGGTAGATGCCATTCAGGCGGCCGAAGGCGTAGTCGATGTCATACTGCTTGAGGTGGAGGTAGCCAGTGCAGATGGCGAGTTCGTAACGCTGGCCGGCAATAGTTATCCATCGAGTTCCGGCAGTTTCGTAATAAACGATATTATAATTTCATATCTTGCAGAAGATGAAGATACAGTGGGATAAATTTGTCGCGTATAACTTGCCGGTGATACTTCGTCAGCCAAGGATATTCAACTTCATACGCGCATTATTGACCGCGATTTGCGATCTACACGACCGCGGTGAAGTATGGCGTAATGATGCTCTGCGTCGTTCTGCTTATGATTCATCGGCCATAATGCTGGAGAAAATATTGCTGGATCAGATGGGTGTCATTGCTGAAATTTCGGACAGCAATCAGTCGGCTGTAGATTTCATTGTGACGATCATCGATCGCGGAAACAGATACGACGATGCTCGTCTTCGTGCCCTTTTGGACAAATACAAGGCCGCAGACAAGTCATATATTATAGAAAACGGAGTCGTGGCCTATACGGCAGCTTTCACTGAATATGTCTGTGAACGACTCAATGAACGGTATTCCGTAAACTTCACGTCGTATGTTTGCGAAACATCTTTTGAACACAAAGACAACATATTGACGCTGGTCGTAGATCAGATAGAGGCAGAGGAATACGAGATATATGCGATATCGCAGTATCCGGTTGCATCTGATTTGACGATAATCACGACAGGTAACATCATCCTGTCGATGTCGAAAAATTATACTGAATCCGAGCATCATATCTTCTCATATGGCGATTTACTTGACGAATACGACATTGAGAGCATCATACCGGATCACGACACAGAGTTCCATTATAGATACGAGAAAAACACAACAAGATGGCGTACAAGAATACAGGATACCAGCGATCTCTGACGCTGGTAGTGAAGCGACTCGTAGGCGGAGTCGTTGACAGTAGCACTACATACGACGGCCGTTTGGCGTTCGGATCATACGGAGCGATCACTGGCACCGAGTTGGCGCAGATGTCGCAGAGTGACTTCGAGCAACGGCTTGACGACTTCATCAAATATGTCGAGGGACTTGTTCCCGGACTCGATGTATCGGCTGTTATAGAAACAGGGGCAGAGGCCCGTCGATATAACACATCAGCATGTCCTATTTTGTAAATTATGATGAGAAAAGCATATATATATAGTGGCGAGACGGTCGCGCTGAAGTTTTTGGCTAAAAAATCGGGTGAGACATTAGATCTTATCGACTTCGATTTCGAGATAAAGATATGTACGACCTCTATGGGCAATACCATTGTCAAGTCCAGCAAACACGATACACTGGACTTGATGCAGGCATCCGATGGTATTGTCGTATGCCGTTTATCAAGCGCCGATACGGCAGGGCTGACGCCCGGACACGGCATTATCGGAATAACTATTCGGCGCGATAGCCAAGTCCTCATGGGCGCTGCGTCGCCCATCGATGTGCTTCGGCCGATGTCTATACCTACGCCGCGAAACAGTCGGACGATTCCGCTCGATCTTGTCGTAACAGACAAGACAATCGACATCACGATGGACTTTACATTGGCAGGCCGCGACGGTCGTGACGGTGTCGACGGCTTGACGCCTTACATCGGCGATAACGGTCATTGGTGGATAGGGAAGGAGGACACTGGTGTCGACGCGGCTCCGGATGTCGCCCCGAGGGTTCGCGATTCTGCGCCGTTTGCAATCGACTTTAGCCACGATTTCGCAACTGTGTTTCTGGAGGAAGACGGCTCAATATATAGCAATGTGCCTGCCGACTTCAGCGACGGCCGACATTGGCCGACCTTGATTCGAGTCATTGCGACGATAAAGGCATTATCAAAACATACACAGACAGATATCGATTTTCCACCAGATTGTAATGTATCTTGGATAATTCCGTTGAATGCCATCCAAGAAAACTTCGCACTTTACGAAGGGAACATGGCAAGCGCCTCAATTCGTATAAATGACGACATTATAGGCACTATCGACCTCGAATCGAATGTAGCACTGAGTTACGACGTCGATCGTGATGCCGTCACGGCCGAATTTGCGGATGTTCTTGTGATTTCACAAAATCCAATCACCGACCCAGAACCGACGCCCACGACAAATGCAGTCGTGACGCTGTCGTTCAGCAATAGCGTCAGCGATCAATATGTATTCAACCAGTCGGACGAGGAGATATTGGCAGCTATCGAGGGATATGTCGCCGGCAGCCACGACTTGCTTATCGTGTTCCAGCCTTCGCCAGACAGCAACATAGCCGCCAACACAACGGTATTGCCTTTCGTGGCTGGGATGATGCCGACCGGCACAGGCGGTAATGATGTTGCACAATTCGTGCTGACTGCTTGTTATTTCGGCAAAGATCGTTATTTTCCCGATCGAAGAATTTACATGAATTTGGCCGTCCCCTATTTCGCAACGGGGGAAAGAAGATTATACAAAACCGCAGGGGTCACAGCCTCGAATTTCCGCCCGTCAACCCTTTCGACGTGGCCGAATTGGTATGGGCGCAGGCAGCTATACTTGTCCGGTCTGAACGCCGCTCTCGATGACGGCTTGCTGTATCGAGATTCGCAATTAATCCGAGTGAATGGCGCTTCTATCGATATTATCGAAATTGCCCCTGTTGCCGATTGGGCTTCTGACTATACTCTTACGATTACTACGCGGCCAATACCCGATGCCGCCAAGCTCGCTACCAAGAAGGAGCTGGCGGGCAAGGCGGACATATACACATATACGGACGAGGATACGGGCGAGACTACGAACATAGATATCGAGCAGCTGTTTCTCTCGATGAAATATGCCACTGGCGCCTTGAACGAGGCGATCAAGAAAAAAGCCAATACCGAAGATCTCAGTAATATATACGGTGAGCCGACCTCCGCGGATTCTGACGCAGAGTTCGAGGCACGCACTGGATTCACTCGCGAAGATATGAAGAAAGATCTGTTTATTGATATGTGGAACGCGGCCTGCCGATCTTACGGAAAATACAACGAACAGACAGGATACTTTGAATTAAATGGATTAACCGATATCACTTATGAAGAGGCTCTATACATATATGCGAGTACTATTGGGGTATGGGCTGATACTGGTTATGCAAAAATGAATTTCCGCACTAATATATATCTCAGAAACGCATCACCTTTGTGGGGGACAGGTCAATCCGAAGGAATTGCCCCTAAATCAATGTTTAGAAGTTGCCCGCTTTTAGAAGTTGCCAGAGTGGCAGATGATCTTGGCGTTTGGTGGGCAAGCCACATGGCAGATTTCGATTATTGCCCTAAGCTACGAGAGGTGAAAGGCGTTGTGGGCATGTATTATCCGGATGAGCGAGGCGATATGCAATTCCGTCAATGCTACGCTTTGGAAAATATTAACATTCGCCGGCTTATTAAAAATGTCAATTTCATCGATAGCCCGAAGTTGTCGTTGCAATCACTTAATTTCTTAATTCACAATAGAGATGGCTATACTAAAGCTATCACGGTTACCGTTCACCCAGATGTTTATGCGAAGCTGACGGGCGACACGACCAACGCCGCGGCAGCAGCGCTTACGCCCGAAGAAGCTGCGCAATGGAAGCAGCTCGTTACCGATGCGGCCGCGAATAATATTCAATTTGCAACAGTTTGATTTTATGGCAAAAAATATAAAAATAAAAGAACGAGGGACAGACGTCACTCTTTATCCCGAGACTTCGACAGAACAGGTGTACGACTCAATGGGGCAACCCCTTGATTCTACATTATCAGATATGCAAAAGCATATTAATAGTAAGCAGGACGCGCTGAATACCTCGGAGGATTTGGATCTAACTTCAAACTTATTGTCGCTTACTGACTTGGCGAAGAAAAGGCTGTTTGTTGATATGTGGAATGACGGCGCACAGGGCTACGGTTCATACAATGAGAAAACAGGCTTTTTCGAGTTGAACGGATTAACCGATATAACGTATGAAGAAGCCCTGTTAATTCATCGAGAGTCATCTGGCAGTAATTTCGCAACAAATTACGTACATTGCTATTCACGCGCTCGAACATTTTATCCGATGATATCATCAAGAGGGAATTTTGGCAATGACAACGCCAATTACCTATTTTATAGTAACAGTAAATTAGAAGTTGTTCGATTCAATCAATCTACGTATGACTTAGTGGGAAGCTTTAGTTTCGGGAATTGTCCAAAACTCAAGGCGATATACGCAAGCTTGATCGTATTAGATTCAAAAGAGTGTTTCGCTAATTGCGTTTCGTTAACAGATGTTTATATTAAAATTAAAGCAAATCTAATTATTAAATATTCTTCAAAGCTATCAGTCGATTCAGTAAAATATATGATTTCAAATGCGTTAAACACTGTCGCCATCACCATAACCGTTCACCCGGATGTCTATGCGAAGCTGACGGGCGACACGACCAATGCCGCGGCAGCAGCGCTTACGCCCGAAGAAGCCGCACAGTGGCAGCAACTCGTTGCCGATGCGGCCGCGAAACAAATAACGTTCGTTACTGTTTAATAAACAATATGATTATGATACGATTAGAAAACAACCAAGTATTCTCAACCGACGACAAGTATGTGCATCGCCTCGGCACTGACAGCTATTTCCGACGCAGTACAACGCTGCCGACCGACACTGTGGACGACTTCGAAGAAGTGGACGAGCTACCTGCGTATACCAAGGCGGAATATGATGCCAAGGTAGCGGAACTGGTTCGACGTAAATACTCTGAGAGCGAGGAGTTCGCTATACAGCGCAAGATGCTCAATACACTCTTATCACCGATGACTTTATCCGAAGATGCAGCAGAGAATGCCGTCAGTGAATACGCTGAATATAACGAGTATGTAGAGCGCTGCAAAGCCGATGCCCCTGCGGCTGTGGTCGCGGATAAGGAGCGCGAACGAATCGATACAGATTCGGCAGAAATAAAATAATAAAACCTCAATATCTCGTATATGAAAACAATTCTTATTATCATCTTGGCCGTTGTGTCGGCCGTTGCGCTTGGCCTTTGCATCACCAAAGCGAAGCGCGAAAAGATCAACGTGAAGCGCTACTGGCGCTATGTCTACGGCGCTATTGCCGCATCGGTCGGTTGTGTCGTCGCGTTCGGGCTGTCGCTCGATTTGCTGGTGTCCGAACGATCGTACACGTTCGAGGAGCTGAACAGCGACGCAGGCAGCGGCGTGGGCTGGATCGCCGGCGGGCTATTCCTTATCGCCGTGATCGTGTTCGGCTATTTCACATATAGGAAAGTACATAAAGGCGAATAGCGATGCGAGGCGTAATAGACAAGTTCAAAAAGGCAGCGGCGGCAGTGTATGATTACATTGCCTCGCGCCCTGCCGACACGTGGCTGCATTTCGTTGCCGGCTGTTTCATCGGCTGCTTAGTGTCGTGGCTGACCGGCTGTTTTTGGTTCGGCTTTGCAGCCGGTGTCATAGCCGGCGCTACCAAGGAGGCGATCGATTGGTGTTTTCCGTTCGATCATTCGCCCGAGTGGCGCGACTTTCTGAACACCTGTATCGGCGCTGCGATCGGCGCCTTCTTAGCGATGCTCTAATGCTATGGCGAAATACTTCACAATAGACGAACTGATCGTATCGGCGACGGCATCGGCCGAAGGGATCGACAATACGCCGAGTGTCGACGCAGTGCGTAGTCTTCAGTATCTGGCAGATCACACCCTCGACGCAGTGCGCGAACTGTGGGGACGTCCCATAACTGTGAATAGCGGGTATCGATCTCCGAAACTCAACCGCAGAGTACGCGGTGCGCAGAACTCGCAGCATATGGCGGGCGAGGCGGCCGATATCACGACCGGAACCGCTGCCGGCAACTTGCAGCTGATCGATATGATTCGGCGTAGTTCGATATCTTTCGATCAGTTAATCGACGAGAATCACGGGGCGTGGATTCACATCTCGTGCCGATATGGTGGTGGAGGAAATCGCAGGCAATACCTTAGACTATGAAGCGGACAATATTCATAATTGCCGCACTGGCTGTCGGCTTTGCTATCGGCCGGATTACAGCGCGGCCGACCGTAAGAGTGGAAACACGAACTGAATATCGTGAGATCGTGTCACAGGCTATTCGGCCGTCATCGGTCTCCGTGCCGATCGGGTCGCGCATCGAACGTGTGAAACTGATATTTGTGCGTAATGATAATACCGACAGCTTGCAACCGGACGATTATGTGAACGGCCTGTCGCCTGATTCTGCTATAGTAGAACTGCCGATCAGAGACTTTACATTTACGGACGATTCGACATATCGCATCATCGCACGTGGTGCATACGTCGAGAACTTGCCGGAAGTACGATTCTTTCCGAAATACGAGACGGCTGTTGTAACAACCGCTCGCCGCACTCGCTTAGAACACGGCATCCAGCTGGGCGCAGGCGCAGCGCTGACTCCCGAAGGTCTTCAACCCGCACTCTATTTCGGCTACGGTTTTACTCTGAAATTCTGATACTTGATTTATGGGGGGGGGTAAAAGAATGCCCCCGCCTCCATAAGCGAACCTCTTACCTCTCGCTTATGGTAAAGGTGCCACAACACCAAGGCAGGGGCGATAAGCCCTTGGGTGTTGTGGCACCTTATTGTATGTAAGAGGTTTACAAAAGTACTCAAAATTATGGAAAAATCAAAACGAAATCTTCGCACAGTGTTGCGCGACAACCGCATTCACGAACTGCACGAGGAACTGCGCGAGCAGGCCGGCGCGCTATATCCTGCCTTGGCGCGGGGATTTATCTATGATGTGATATCGCGGCGCACAGGCTGGAGTACGAAGGTCGTCCAGCGAGTGCTCTCGTCTACTGTATGGGAAGACCCGTCCCGATATATGGAATAGCCGGCCGAATACGGTGCCCGCCGAAATTGACTTCGCGCCCTCCCGTTTCCGATCTTTGCATCGATCGATCGGGCGGAATGGGCCGGCCCTTGAAATGGCCCGCAAATGTCAATTAAACAACGATTAAATGGAATCACAGAAAATTTATATGGGCAGCGGCACGAGTCAGGGCACCGATCTGATGACGATGCTGATTCCCGCGATTCAGAATCGCGGACTCGACACCAACGCCGTGATGGCTATGCTCGGCGGCGGTGGCTTCGGCGGCTTCGGCTCGGGCGGTTGGAACGGCTTGATAGCGCTTGTGGTGATTGCCGCACTCTTCGGCTGGGGCGGCAACGGCAACGGCCTGTTCGGCGGAGGCAACAACGGCAACGACGCCTCGCGCGAACTGATTATGTCGACGCTCAACCGCAACGGTCTCGACGTGTCGCAGATGGCCTCGACGCTGAACTGCTCGATCGGCCAGATCAACAGCGCGATCAACGCCGTAGCCTCGCAGGTCAACACACTTGCCGGACAGCAAGGTGTTTCTGCACAACAGATTATCAATGCCGTACAGTCGGGCCATGCCTCTACTATATCGCAGCTGTGTTCGTGCTGCTGCGAAATCAAGACTGCGATTGAGCGTCAGGGCTACGAGAACCGTTTGGCAACCATCGAGCAGACAGGTGTCCTCGGCGGGAAGATAGATGCGCAGACTGCCAAGATGATCGAGATCGCATGCGCTGCTGAGAAGCGTGAAATGCAGCGTGAGATATCGTCGCTCCATGAAGCGAAGTCTACACTGTTGGCGCAGCTGAGCAACGAGCACCAGACTGCTGCCGTTGCACAGATCGTGGGACAGGCCGTTAATCCGCTCGGTGCGGCATTGGCTGGTCTCCAGCGCGAGGTCGACGCTATCAAGTGCAGGCTGCCGGAGACAGCCACTGTGCCGGCAAGTCCGGTAGTCGGCATTCCGACCTGTCTGGCCGCTCAAATGGGGCTGGCCGGATATGGCTTCGGCTTCGGTAACGGGTTCTGGGGCTAATCGGAAAGGAGGCTGCGATATGGCACAATTCCCTTTCCAATACGTCAATCGTCGGGGTGTTCCTGTAATTGCAACGACAGGTGTAACAGTCTCAGCGACAAACGTCGTGTTCGGTTTTCCAAACCACGCATTCGCGGGATCGTGGTATCGCGGTCAGGTTCTGGTGAGGATAGCACAGGCTATCCCCACCGGAACTACCGGGACACTGCCGATCCTGTTCGAAACTAACGGCGTTACAAAACCTCTAACAAAGGCGAATGGCACTGCCGTAACGGTAGAAGACATCGCCGGTACGGGCATCTATCTGCTGTATTATGATAAGCAAACGGATGTGATCGAAATAGTTCAAACTGCATAATTAGATAGACAAGATGTTCAAGGATTTACAGGGTGGCTTTCAAGTGAGTCTGCTCGACAAAAGTCAGAAAGTGCCTCAGTATAAAGTAGGCACTGTCGTAAACAAAACACCGCCGCGGCCCGACACGCAGAAACAGCAACAGGCCGGACAAATGGCTATGCCGATGATGTTTCAGGATCGAGTCATCGATCTGACGATCGAATGCGACGGATCGACAAACACGTATACCGTGTCGGAAATGGCTAATGTGGCATCGTCGTCGGTGTTGACTATAGCTTGCTCGACTGAGCCTATTATTAACGAGGTTCGGGCAATAATGAAGTCGAGTACTGACATTGTGAACAGTATCGATCTTCATAAGGAGGTTGCAGCTGAATGTGAGAAGATCTTGGAGTGTCTTAATCCTGCGTACGGAGATTCTAAGCGCCAAAATGAGCGGATCGACAAGATCGAACAGAACGTCGGCCAGCTGGTCGATGCAGTTCAACTTCTCGCGCAGGTCGTGCAGGGAAATATCAAACAAACGAAAAAGGTGAAAGAAAATGTGGAATAAGATGCAGGAAGAGCGCGATATGCTGCTCAGAGAGTTCGACCGCGATGAGCGTGAAGCGTTCGAGCGCGGTCGTGAATACGGCCGACGTGAAGCTATGGAGCGCATGCGCGGTCAGGAGGACGGCTACGGCGAGCGCGGTGGCTACGGAGGCGGTTATGGTGAACGTGGCGATTATGGAGACGGCTACGGTGAACGCAGAGGCGTTCGCGGAACCGGTCCTTATGGCCGCCGGTATCGTTAATCGAGAGCGGGGGCTTCGGCCTCCGCTTTTTTATTAAAAAACAGAATAACACATGGACAGATTGGATACATACGACGAGTTGCCTCGGGCTATGCGCTCGTATCTCTCATCATACGGCTGGCACTTCTCAAAGGCGCTTTGTGACTGTGCCGTAGCCAAACTTCGCAATCGCGATGGGAATACCATAAAGGCGTATGACAAGGAGAAGGTGGAGGAGCTGCTCGACCAGAATAACATTCAGCTACAGAATAACCGCGGATATGATGCCGTATATATCTGCAACTACGCTATGGCGAAGTATCTCGGCTCCTCTATAAAAGATCAGGCAGCGCTCGCGAACTACGTGCGCGATTATCTGGACGATCGCGACGCCGCGCCGACTAAAGCGCTCGACGAATATGTCGGCCGCTGCATCGGAAAGGGCGAGCCGATAATATGGGAGGATGCGATGTGATATGCGAGTTAGGGATTACCGCATCTATCGTTATGAGTGGTACGTCACCGTATATTATGCGGTGACGTGCTATTATGCTGAGAATATCATCGACGATCTGTATAGAATAGAATGTCCCGACCACATCATAGATCGAGTCAGTCTGAACCTTGCGGCTCGCAGACTCGACTCTGGGTTTACGTACTCGAATCCTCGGCTGCGATCGTCTGTAATGGTCATCGGTTTAGCAAGCTCAAAAGACGAGTTCTTCAATTCATTCACACATGAGATGCGCCACTTGATCGACGACATAGCAGCAGCATCGATGATCGCCCTGTCTGGCGAACGGGTCGCATACCTTACCGGCGAGGTGGCAATGATGTGTTTGCCGGACGTGCACGACTTTATATGCTGCCAGTGCGGATGCCGGCGGCATTGACAAAAAAATCCGAGACCGAAAAACGATCTCGGATTTTTTTCGACTCAAAACGCACCTTTTCGTTTTTTTTAAATGCACCTTTTCGTTTTGCGGATCATGCAACAACACTAAACACGAAAATATTATGGAAAAGAGATTCACCATCGAAGGAATGCAATGCAATCACTGCCGCGCACACGTAGAGCGCGCGTTGAACTCGATCGAGGGCGTAACGGCCGAAGTAACGCTCGACCCGCCCGCAGCCACCGTACGCTTCGAGGGCGAGGCGCTGCCTCTCGAGCGTCTGCAGCAGGCGGTTACCGACGAGGCGGGCGATTACCGGCTTCGCGAGGCCGCAGAGATGTAA